ATGACAGTTTACGTACTACAAGAAATGGGTAGAAACATTAGGTCAGCCGAAAAGTTTGGTGATCTAAAAGTATTACTACCAGATAATAAACAGATAGTTTTATCTTCTGGACCACTTACTCATAAGTTAAAAAAAGAGTTATCCACATTTAATGATGATGACTATTTGCTTTTGATTGGTGACCCTGCTATTATTGCGTTAGCTGGCGCGGTTGTCAGTGATGTTAATAGAGGCAGGTTTAAAGTGCTGAAGTGGGATCGTGATGAAAAACGATACTACGATATAGAAATAGATTTGAGAGGTTAATATGACAAGTTTAGATCCAAAAGATTTACTTACCCAAATGCAGCAAGATTCGGGGGCCACGGCCCAGGACAACATGGGTAAAATAGGTGCTGTTGCAAATGATGTAGCAGATACTGATCAAGAAATTGCTAATTTAGAAGAGCAACTTAAAAAGAAAAAAGATTATAAAAAACATTTAGCAGAGAATGTTTTGCCTAACCTATTTGCAGAAGTAGGTTTGTCAGAATTAAAATTAGCTGATGGTAGACACTTAAAAGTTTCCAACTACTATGGTGCTTCGATCAAAGATACTAAGAAAGAAGCAGCTTTTAGTTGGCTAAGAGACAATGGATTTGGTGATTTAATAAAGAACCAGGTCAGTTGTAGCTTTGGAAGGAATGAAGATGAGAAAGCTAAGTCATTGATAGATACTTTGAATGATCGAGGTTATCAATCAATGCAACGTGAATGGGTCGAACCTTCCACCCTTCGCGCATTCATACGAGAGCAACATGAAGCAGGTAAGGAATTACCTATGGATTTGTTAGGCGCTTTCGTAGGACAAAAAACAACGATAAAAGACTAATAGGAGAACGGCCAATGGCAAAAGCACAGGCAGTCGCTACTAAAGCGGCAAAACTAGATCTAGCAGTTCTTGCTAGTGACTCAAAAGATGCGAGTGGTTTCGGTAATCTTGACATGTCAAGAGATATTGCAATCCCTTACATCAACATACTACAATCCAATAGTCCTCAACTCAATCCGTCAAAAGCGGAGTACGTTGATGGGGCTAAAGTTGGACAGTTTTATAATACTGTCTCGCAAGAAGTCAGTGATTCACTAAACGTGATTCCTGTTCTTTATCAACTACGATACGTAGAATGGAAACCACGTGAGCAAGGTGGAGGGTTCGTAGAATCACATCACGCTGATAGTGGTATTTTAAGTAAAACTAAACGTGATCAGATGACGTTTAAAGATACATTACCTAATGGTAATTACATCGCTACAACTGCATATCACTATGTCTTAGTACAAGACAAAGGTGGCGTGTGGTCTCAAGCTGTTATTAGCATGACATCTACTCAATTAAAAAAGAGCAGACGTTGGAACAGTTTGATGTTAACTCAAAAAGTTAATGGTCCATCGGGAAGTTTTACTCCACCAACATACGCTATGATTTATAAACTTACTACTGTTAGTGAGTCTAATGATCGTGGTAGTTGGTTTGGGTATCAAGTTGAGAAAGCAGGTCAAGTTGAGGACGCTGGCATTTATAATGAAGCAAAATCATTTTCAACCGCAGCATCAAGAGGAGATGTCGAAGCTAAACCTACTGTAGAGGGAGAGCCTATAAAAGAGGCTCCACAATCTAACAATACAGAAAGCAACGAAGACGTACCGTTTTAGGTAAGTCTTCTACTTTAAACTGGAGGTTTAGTGGAGAGATTCAAATCTATATTTGAAGGCTTAGACGTGGCTTATGGTCAGCACCAATCCCAAGGGAAACGTGCTGACGGTAAGCAAGAAGGCAAATCTTACATCGTCAAGCAAGAAGTTAAAGATGAGTTATGGTCAGAACACCTTGATGGTAATGGTCCCTCGTTAGGAATCATTCCTATTATGGCAGATAATACAGTTCGTTGGGGTTGTATTGATATTGACACATATCCAATTGATTACAAAAAAATTATAAATAGTATTAGAAATTTACAATTACCCTTAGTCCCTTGTAGGTCTAAGAGTGGTGGCATGCATATATTTTTATTTCTTAAAAACCCAGTATCCGCCAGATTAGTACGAGAGAAATTACGAGAGGTTGCATCTGGTCTCGGATATTCCGCTGTAGAAGTATTCCCCAAGCAATCAACCATACTAATAGAAAAAGGAGATCTAGGTAATTTCCTAAATCTTCCATATTATAATTCCAAAAGTACAACGAGATATGCCTATAAAGATGATGGAACAGCAGCAACCTTGCCAGAGTTCTACTCCTTATACGATAAATATGTTGTAGAAGAAATAGACAAAGTTGCAATCCAAGTATCTAATGAAGTCATAAAGGATGGTCCACCTTGTTTACAACAATTATGCACACAAGGATTTCCAGAAGGCACACGCAATAATGGATTGTTTAACATAGGTGTATATCTACGTAAGTTTGATCCAGATAATTGGAAAACATTATTAGAAAAATATAATCAAGATTATATGACACCGCCCTTATCGGCATCAGAGGTTGTCACAGTTCAAAAACAATTAGAGAAAAAAGAATATAGTTATAGATGTAAAGAACCACCTATTAATTCTTACTGCAATGCAAAAATATGCAGAGGAAGAAAACATGGCATAGGCGGTAATGGATCATCGTTAGAGTTCAGTGCGCTTACTAAATTAGAAACAGATCCACCAGTTTGGTTTTTAGATGTTGGTGATGCGCGTATGGAATTACAAACAGAGGAGTTACAGATACAAACTAAGTTTCAGAAAAAATGTATGAACAGTTTGAATCATATGCCTCCTTTAGTAAAACAGTCAGTATGGCAGGAAATAATAGAAAGATTAATGATTAATCTTAATACTATCCCTGTTTCTGATGATGGGTCATTGGCCGGTCAGTTTGAAGCTCACCTCCAGGAGTTTTGTACTGATCGCGCCCAGGCTCTGAATCGTGATGAATTATTATTACGTAAACCATGGACCGAAGATGGTATCACATGGTTTAGGTTAAAAGACCTACAAGATTATCTTACACGCAATAAGTTTACATACTTTAACACAGGTCAACTTGTACAAGCGTTAAGACATTTAAAAGGTAAGAGTGAGAAATATAATTTAAAGGGTAGAACAGTGAGAGTGTGGGGTGTGCCTGCATATCAACAACAAGATTCTGCATTTGATATAAAGGAGGTTGATGGTGCACCATTCTAAAACTAAAATAATACTTGGACCACCTGGCACAGGTAAGACACATAACTTATTAAACTTAGTGGAAGAAGAATTAGCCAAGGGCACTCCACCTGACCGTATAGCTTTTGTGGCATTTACCAAGAAAGCGGCAACCGAGGCTCGTGACCGGGCAATGAAAAAGTTTAATTTAGAGGAGCAACATCTTCCATACTTTAGAACTTTGCATTCATTTGCTTTTAATCAATTAGGATTAACAAAATCAGAGGTTATGTCACGTGATAATTATAAAGAGTTTGCACAGACATTTGGTATGGATTTAGGATCTGTTGCTGATGGTACAGAATCTGGTGGTGTAGTAACAACAGATAATATTTTAATTAATGAAATAAATTTAGCACGTATGAAATGTATGGATTTAGAGCATCATTATAATGAATCTAATTTACAAGATATGTCTTGGCATTCATTGTTACGTGCACAAAGATCATTAGAGGAATTTAAAAAGAAAAAAGAAATATTTGATTTTACAGACATGATTGAATTATATTTAGATTCTGGTCCAATACCAAAACTAGAAGTAGTGTTTGTAGATGAAGCTCAAGATTTATGTAAATTACAGTGGAGAATGATAGCCAAAATAACACAGAATGCGAGAAAAGTTTACATAAGTGGTGACGATGATCAAGCTATATATAATTGGGCTGGAGCTGATGTTAAATATTTTATTGAGTTACCTGGTGAAGTAGAAACACTGAAACAGTCTTTTAGGTGTTCTTCTGTTATTCAAAATTTATCTAATGATATTATTAATAGAGTAAAATTTAGAAGAGACAAACAGTGGAAGGGCACAAGCAGAGAAGGCAAAGTGCAATACCATACATTTCCTTTTAGTGTAAATTTAAGAGATCCTGGTAGTTGGCTTGTTATGGCTAGAACTAATTATATGTTGGACGAGATAGAAAGAGACATACGATTACAAGGTATGTTGTACAAAAGAAATAATAAATTACCTATATCGGCTAAACTTTTAAATGCAGTGGAAGCTTGGAAAAAATTAAATGAAGGTCAAATTATACCACTTGTAGATATAAAAGACATATACTCATACATGTCAAGTCAGATAGGTATAGAAAGAGGTCACAAGACTCTTAAAATGGCTGATAAAGAACAATATGAATTAGAAGAACTTGTAATGCACCATGGGTTACTTATGGGAGGTAGGCCTTGGGATGTAGCATTTGACAAGGTGGGTAATAGAGACAAAGAATATTTGAGAGCTATAGAAATTAGAGGCACATTATCAAAAGATCCAAAGATAAATTTAAGCACTATACATGGTGCTAAAGGAGGAGAAGCAGATAATGTAATGTTGCTGACAGACTTATCAAGAAAGTCACAAGAAGCAATGGAAAAGGATTCAGATGATGAATGCCGTGTGTTTTATGTAGGGGCAACACGTGCTAGAGAAAATCTACACATAATAGAACCGCAGAGAGATGGAGGGTTTATAATATGAATTTTAGTACTGGCATAGCTCCTGTTAAGAGGAGCATGACAAAAGAAGAAATACTAGCAAAGGCTAGTGACCTTGTTTCTAATGATAGAAACAAATCACATGGTGATGCATTTAACAATCATGCAGAGATAGCAGAGTTTTGGAATATATTTCTTGATAAGAAATTAAGGCCAATGGCTAATATCACAGCTGATGATGTAGCTATCATGATGATATTGTTAAAAATATCTAGACACACACAAGGTGAAAAAATTAACATGGATAACTTTGTTGATATGGCAGGTTATGCAGCAATAGCAGGAGAAATTAGTGACTCAGGATCTTTTTAAGACAGTTACATCACAATGGGTCGCACCTACGGAGTTCCCTCGTATAGAGGGACGCGTAGCGATTGACTTAGAAACTTGTGATCCAGATTTAATTAAACATGGTCCAGGGTGGCCAACAAAGAAAGGTAAGGTGATTGGTATAGCTATGGCTACTGCATCATTTAAAGCTTATTATCCTATTGCACACGATGGTGGTGGCAACATGGATGAAAAGAAAGTTGTAAAATATATAAAATCTATTTGTGAAGATGATTCAATAGAAAAAATATTTCACAATGCGCAGTATGACATAGGTTGGTTATGGGCACTTGGTATAGAAGTTAAGGGTAGAATACATGACACTATGGTGGCAGCAGCTTTAATAGATGAGAATAGATATTCATATACTCTTAATAGTATAGTGCATGAATATTTAGGTGAGTTTAAAAACGAACAAAAATTAAGAGAAGCAGCAGAAGCATTCGGTGTAGATCCAAAATCAGAAATGTATAAATTACCGGCAATGTTTGTTGGTGAATATGCAGAAGCTGATGCGGATCTTACATACAAATTACATGAGAAGTTATCTTGGGAGATTGTAAAAGATAATCTTACAACTGTGTACGATGTAGAATGTAAATTAATAAATGTTATATTTCACATGACGCGTCGTGGTGTTCGATTTGATGATGAGAAATGTATGCTTTTAGAAAAAAAGTTTTACAACAAAGAAAAAAAGTTGATGAGACGTGTTAAAGATTTAACTGGTCTTGACATAGAAATATGGGCAGCAGCTTCTATTGCAAAAGCATTTGATTCAATGAATTTACCTTATGAAAGAACAGAAAAAACAGGTTCACCATCGTTTACAAAAATGTTTTTAACAGATCATCCTCATGAATTACCAAGATTAATAATGCAGGCACGTGAATTAAATAAATTAAGGGGAACGTTTCTACAAGGGTTAATGAATTATACAGAGAATGGTAGAATTCATGCTCATATTAATCAAATTAGGTCTGATACTGGAGGCACTGTGTCTGGTCGTTTTTCTTATAACCATCCTAATTTACAACAAGTACCTAGTCGTGGCCAATTTGCAAAAGATGTTAGGAAGTTATTTATTCCTGAAATGGGTGAATATTGGCTTAAGGCAGATTACTCACAACAAGAACCAAGACTTTTGACACATTGGGCGTGCCTCGTGGACCAACCAGGTTCACATGATGTAAAAGAAGCCTATCAAAAGAAAGATTTAGACTTTCATCAACAAACAGCAGACATGGCAGGAGTGGATAGAAGATTAGCAAAAACAATTGGTCTGGGTGTTATGTATGGCATGGGTTACAATAAGCTTGCACGTGAGTTAGATCTTGAGCCACAAGAGGCAAAAGAAATGTTAAAAGACTTCCGTGGTAAAGTTCCTTTTATGCAAGGCATGCTTGAAGCTGTTATGAATCGTGCTAATTCCAAAGGTGTAATTAGAACTTTATTAGGTCGTAAATGTAGATTTGATTTATGGGAACCTACATCCTGGGGTGTACACAAACCGTTACCTTTGAATCAAGCCAAGGTAGAGTATGGTGATGCCATTAAAAGATATGGCACATATAAAGCTTTAAATAGATTGATACAAGGTTCTGCCGCTGATCAAACAAAGAAAGCCATGGTTAATGTGTATGATGAATTAGGTGTAATACCTCTTATACAGGTTCACGATGAGCTTGATTGTTCTGTTAAGGACGAGAGACAAGCTAATCAAATAAAAGAAGTCATGGAAACATGTGTAGATTTACAAGTGCCATCAAAGGTAGATGTGGATCTTGGAGAAAGTTGGGGTGATAA